TAGCAGAGTGGTCCAGAAAAAAGAAGGCACTCTATAATCGATTAAATCAAAGAAACTTCGTCAAAGAAGGTCTTCAACATTTTTATACCGATCGGCAGAAGGACGGCAGAAGTTATGCTCTTGACTTTGACTCTATCTTTAATGATGAACTAAAAGAGTTTTGTAAAGAGTCTGGTGTTTCTGAATATCAGATCACCGATATCTGGACTGTAAAGTATAAGAAAGAAGACTATCAGACTGTCCACAACCATAGGTCACACTCATACAGCGGGTTATTATATCTTAACTATGATGAGAAGCAGCATAAACCGACTGTGTTCGTTGGTCCCTGGAACGATCCGATCAGTGATACAACACAACTTGCCTTTGCCCCCGAAGCAAAAGAAGGAGTGATGTATATTTTTCCAAGTGTTCTGTTACATTATGCCCAGTCAAACGCAAGTGGTAAAGAAAGAGTCACAACATCTTGGGATATGTTGGTGAGATAAATAAGTAAAAAAGTAGTCGAATTATAATGGCTTTTACCAAGATTGTTGGTGCTGGTATTGTTACAACAACTGATGTAACTGTCGGAAATGTTAACGCAGGTATTGTCACTGCTACTAGTTTTTATGGTGATGGAACAAATTTAAGTAATACTGGATCAACATTAAGTGCTGCATCTGGATCTCAGAGAGTTGTATTAACTGGTCAGACTTCTGGCACAATGACCTCATCTTCAACAGATGGGGATTTATCTTTTAATGCAGATTCAAACACTTTAAACACCACAAATTTATCAGTTACAGGAATTGCAACAATTGGTGCTTCGAGTGGTGTTGGAACTGTTAGAATTGGAACTGGTGTAACTACATTGATTGTTGAAGGTGGAGCTAGAGTTACGGGAATTCTAACTATTGGTGCATCTTCAATTACTCTGGATGGTAGTAATAATCAAGTTAACGTAGGAACGGCAGTTACAATACACCATACGAATGGATTTCAGATAGGGCAGAATACTTTACATTCATCAGGACTCACTGTAAGTGCTCTCAATGCTTCTGGAATTGCTACAGCTGCTTCCTTTTCTGGTTCTGGTGCAAGTTTAACTGCATTAAATGCATCCAATTTAGGATCAGGAACTATACCCGACGCTAGATTTCCTGCTACCTTACCTGCAGTTTCTGGAGCAAATCTAACAAATCTTCCTGGAGGATTTGTTGCAGGAACATTGATGTTATTCCAGCAAACAGCAGCACCAACAGGATGGACTAAACAAACGACTCATAACGATAAAACATTAAGAGTTGTAAGTGGTAACGCCAGCTCTGGTGGTTCTACGGCATTTACATCAGTGTTTACTAGCAGAACTCCTGCTGGTAGCGTAAGTGTTTCTGGTTCTAACTCTGGTGGTAGTGTAAGTAATACTACTTTGACTACATCAACTATGCCAAGTCATAGTCATACTTTGAGATATAGTACTATTTTTGGTCAAGGTCTTTTATCTACTTATCAAGCATTTGGTAATGCTGGTGGTGGTGGAACAAATATGGGATCTTCATATAATGCAAATATGAGCAATATTATCAATGCTGAAGGTAGTAGCGGTGCTCACGGTCACGGGTTTACAAATCCCAGCTGGAGTGGTTCAGGATCTTTTACTGGATCTTCAATGGACTTTGCGGTTCAATATGTTGATTTAATTATTGCTTCTAAAGACTAATAATGTTATAATATAAGTTTCAACTTTGTTATGAATCAAATTTCAATTGAAAGAAAATTACTTTCTAATAATGAAATTAGTTGTATAAAAAAATTATTAGATGTTGCTGAATCTAAAAACTATTGGCAGGATGGTTTAATATCTCTCTATGGAGATAATTTAACTGAAGATAAAGATTTAAAGATAAAAAATAATTTAGAACTTTCTAATTTTGAGACTGCTAAAGATATTCATAATATTATTATGAATCGTTTAGATCAAGAAAAAAAATTTTCTAATTTTGTTTTTCCCAAACAAACTTCGGGAATTTTAATTTCAAAAACAGAAAAAGGAGGTTATTATAGACCACATTTTGACTCTTATTTAAATGGTCACTTTAGTACTACTGTGTTTCTGAATGACCCTGATGAATATGAGGGTGGAGAACTTTGTCTTTTTATTAATGGAAAAGAAAAAAAAATTAAATTAAAAGCAGGATATGCAGTAACATATTCTACTGGTATTATGCATAGAGTAAATATGGTGAAATCTGGTGTTAGATATGTTTCTGTTTTTTGGACTCATAGTTGGTTGCCAGATGCTTCAATGAGAAATATTTGTTATGAATTAGAAAATATTAAATCCTCTCTTTCGAAAAAAGACAAACATCAATCCAAAAAAGAAGCAATAACTTGTGAAGAAGCATCTAAGAATCCTGTTTTTTTAATTGACAATTTAATAGAAAGTATTTTAAGATTACACTCTAAATAAAAATAAAATTTTATGGCAAAGATGAAACCGGGCGACTTTTGCCCATTAATTAAAAAGGATTGTATCGGAATTCAATGTTCTTGGTATACACAGATGAGAGGCACAAATCCAAACACAGGAGAACCCGTAGATGAGTGGGGTTGTGCTGTAACTTGGATGCCCTTTATGGCTGTCGAAATTGCTCAAAAATCAAATCAAACTGGAGCAGCAGTGGAATCATTCCGCAATGAAGTTGTAAAAGCAAATGATTCAAATCAACAACTTTACATTTCTGCATTGCAGCAAGGAATACTACCTACGCAAGTAACTCCACTTAATCCTCCCATAAATACATTACCAGCAAGCGAAGAAAAATGAGACTTATAATTGTACCATCAGACAAATTTATTTCTGTTAATAATGAAGGATTTTTAGATATTCAACAAGATTTATCTTGGATACCCGAAAATGTTCACGCTGTTCAATGGTATGATACTTGGGGAGAAGTTGAGTATAATGATGGATCCTCAAATGAAAGAATTGATAGTTTAGGAATCTTTGAGCAAGCAGTTCAAGATCATTCTGCAGAAATTCAAAGAATTAAAGATGAAGCAGATGCAGCAGAAGCAGCAAGAGATTATTGGAGTGAGTTAAGAACTTTAAGAGATCAAAGACTTACTGAATCTGATTGGACACAAGTTGCTGATGCTCCCCTCACAGAAGAACAAAAAGTTGCTTGGCAGTCTTATCGTCAAGCATTAAGAGATCTCCCAGAAAATATAACTGACCCAAAACCTTTGGTATTAGATCCAGACCATCCCGACTGGACTATAAAACCCTCATAAGACTATAAATAAAAACATACCATCCCGACTGGACTATAAAACCCTCATAAGACTATAAATAAAAACATACCATTCATTTATTATAATAAATAACATTACCTAAACATTCGCATTTTTAGGTTGGGGGAGTAGAAATACTCTCCTTTGTTATATAAATACATATGCGAATGTTTAGAGTAGAATGAAACGATTAGAGATCTCTCAACAGAGAGTATTAGACCTCTTTAAATATGAGGATGGAAAGTTATTCCGTAAAAGTGATAATAAAGAAGTAGGTATCTATTCCACAAAGCATCATAGATATGCAAGAGTGGTGATTGATGGAGAAGACTATAAACTTCATCGTATTATTTTCTTATACCATCACGGATATCTTCCAGACATTATAGATCACATTAATGGTGATCGATATGATAATCGTATAGAAAACTTGAGAGAGGCAGATACATATCAAAACCGACAAAATAGTAGAATATATTCTACAAGTAATTCAGGTGTGAAGAATGTTTATTGGGATAAAAAATGTAACAAATGGAGAGTTTCTTTTTCTATAAATGGAAAAAGAAAATATTTTGGTGGTTATGATGATTTAGAAGAAGCAAAACAAATTGCGACTTCTATGCGTGATAAATACTTCAAACAATTTGCAAATCACGGTTGAACTTTAGGAGGAAAAAGACTTGGCGCACTTTTGCAGACTTGACGAAAACAACATCGTCACACAAGTTATCGTAGTAGATAACAAAGATATTACCGATCCATTCACCGGACAAGAGGATGAGATTCTGGGTATTGCTTTCTGTAAGAAACTTCTGGGCGGCAACTGGGTTCAGACTTCTTATAATAACAACTTTAGAAAAAGATACGCAGGAATTGGTTACAAATTTTCTAAAGAACTTGACGCATTTCTACCCCCCAAACCCTTTGAGTCGTGGGTTCTTAACAACGAAACCGCTGACTGGGAAGCACCAGTTCCACAACCAGAACTTACTGCAGAAGAAATCGAAGCAGGTTCAAGATATGAGTGGGACGAAGAAAACACTGCGTGGAATCTTGTAACCCCAGAACCCCCTGCTGAATCCTGATAACAACTCTTATAATTTTTCGGAGGAACTTGAAATGAAAAACGCACCAAGACTACCTGGCGTGGATACTGCGATTAAATATCTACGCCCAAATGCTAAATGGGACTTATATAATCGCACATTTACTCGTTATGAGGACCCAGATCACGCTGAACCTCCTGCGTGGGAGGAAGTTGAGAAACAAATCGCATTGGATGTGGAGACTTATAACTATTATCTCTATGCCCGTAACCGTGAAGCGGACTATGGAGACTGGAAAGACCAACTGAACCTTTTATATGATGACCTCAAATCTGGAAACCTGGAGAATGGTCAATGGGTTCAGATGGTAGAAGCAGTCAAAGCAAAGCATCCAAAACCAGAAGGTCAACCACCGCAGTAAAATAAATGGCACTAGATCGTTTATCGCAAGTTACCAGTTCTGG